TGATGCATCTATTAGTTCAGGTTTAGCTATAATGGCCTGCAATAGAAACCTGTACATGCCCGTTAAAAAGATTGGAAAAAAAGTCATTGACTTTGGATTTAAAAGATACGATAATACTGGATACACTTCAGAGTTGAAGAAAAATTAAAATGAACATATAATGCAGAACAAACCATCTAAAGGGATTTTTCCTAGTCAGTCAGTGCTTGACGTAGAAAAGTCTGGAAATGAATATGGTATGAAAGTGGCAAAAGCCATAGAATCTGAGTGGTTTAGAAAAGACAACGGTAGCGACAAATACCAAGCTACTAAAGACAACTTTCATAGATTAAGACTGTATGCTCGAGGGGAACAATCTATACAAAAATACAAAGATGAGTTAGCTATAAATGGTGACTTATCTTATTTAAATCTAGACTGGAAGCCAGTACCTATCATACCAAAGTTTGTCGACATAGTTGTTAATGGTATGTCTGATAGAGTTTTTGATATAAAAACTTACAGCCAAGATCCAGATTCTTTAAAACAAAAAACCGATTATGTAGAGTCTATGCTAAGAGACATGAATAATCGAATATTACTTGAAAAAATTGATACAACAACTGGTATCAATATGTTCAAGAATGATCCTAAAGAATTACCACAAACAAAAGAAGAGTTATCAGTAAAGATGCAGCTTGAATACAAGCCATCCATAGAGATTGCTCAGGAAGAGGCAATATCAAACGTGTTTGACTTAAACAAATTTGACTTAGTAAAGCGCAGGTGCGATTATGATCAAGTTGTTATAGGTATGTCATGCGCTAAAAGCACATTTAACACCGCGGAAGGAATACGTATAGAATATGTAGATCCTGTTGATATAGTATACTCATACACTGATTCACCATATTTTGATGATCTTTACTATGTGGGCGAAGTTAAAAGAATGACTATATCTGAGCTAAAGAAGTTTTTTCCACAACTAACTAATGATGACATAAAAGAAGTTGAGGATATGGCTTACGACGGTTCTGTTTATAGATCACAAAAATATTCAGCAACAAGTCAAGACAACTTTGTAGATGTACTGTTTTTTGAATATAAAACGTTTAACAACCAGGTATATAAAATAAAAAATACATCATCAGGTGCTAAAAAAGCTATTGAAAAAACAGATGAGTTTAATCCACCTAAAGACGCAAAGTCTCAGTTTGAAAAAGTACAAAGATCTATAGAGGTACTATATGAGGGGGCAAAGATAGTAGGCATGGAAAAACTTCTTAAGTGGAGGTTGTCTGAAAATATGACCAGGCCTAAGTCAGATATAACTAAGGTTAATATGAGCTATTGCATAGTTGCCCCTAGAATATATCAAGGTAGACCAGAATCTTTAGTATCGAGAATGACTTCTTTTGCAGACATGGTGCAGTTAACACACTTGAAGTTGCAGCAAGTTATGTCAAGATTAGTTCCTGACGGTATATATATGGATGCAGATGGCCTAGCCGAAATAGACTTAGGTACCGGAACAAACTACAACCCACAGGAGGCATTGAATATGTATTTCCAAACTGGTAGTGTTATCGGAAGGTCAATGACAGCAGATGGAGATATGAATCCAGCTAGAGTACCTATAACTGAGTTACAAAGTGGTTCTGGTGGTGCTAAGATACAAAGCTTAATAACTACATACAATTACTACATGCAAATGCTCCGCGATGTTACTGGCCTAAACGAGGCTAGAGACGGTAGCAAACCCGATTCCAACGCATTAGTTGGTCTGCAGAAAATGGCAGCTGCAAATTCAAATACAGCCACGAAACACATATTGCAGGCTGGTTTGTACTTAACACTGCGCATGGCTGAGGTTACTTCTTTAAGATTATCAGATGCTATAGAATATTCTAATACTAGAAGCTCTTTTATAAATTCGTTAGGCAAGTTTAATGTGGCTACGCTACAAGAACTACATAGCATGCATCTTCACGACTTTGGCGTATATATAAGCTTAGCACCGGACGAAGAAGAAAAGCAATTACTAGAAAACAACATACAAGTCGCTTTACAAAGAGACCAAATAACTCTAGATGACGTCATAGACATAAGAGAAGTTAAGAACTTAAAGTTAGCTAATCAATTGCTAAAGCTGAGAAGAAGAAAAAAGGGTGAACAAGATAGAGCTCAACAAATGCAAAACATACAAGCTCAATCACAATCTAACGCTCAGGCCGCTCAAGCATCCGCTGAAGTTGAAATGCAAAAAGAACAAGCACTTGCTTCTACTAAGTCTCAATTGATGCAGGTTAAGCATAGTTTTGATTTAGAAAAAATGCAAAGAGAGGTTGATCTTAAAAGAGAATTAATGAGGTTTGAGTTTGAAATTAATCAAGGACTTAAACAATTAGATTTACAGGTGATTAACGGTAGAGAAGAGTACAAGGAAGATCGTAAAGATAAAAGAACTAAAATTCAAGCTTCACAACAAAGCGAACTTATAGATCAAAGAAAAAATAACAAACCACCTAAAGACTTTGAATCATCTGGTAATGACTTACTAGGAGGTTTTAATTTATAAACCAAATTTTTTATATTATATTATGGATAACGAAGAAAACACAGAAGTAGTAGAAAACACGGAGCCAACACAGGTAGAACAAGTTGACGTGCAAGAAGTTGAGCCAAATAAAGTTACAACTAAAACCGAAGACGGTTATAAAATAGATTTAGCAAAAATAAATAACGAAGAAAATGTACGGATCAAAGAAGAAGCCAACAACGAAGAAAACACCGAAAAAGAAGAAGCCAACGAAGGAGAAGACCAAAAAGTATTAGAAGAAATTACAGACGAAGTTGTTGAGCCTGTTGAAGAGGTAACAAAAGAGGCTGTAGTAAAAGAAATACAAGAGAATAGCATAGATCTACCGGAGAACATACAGAAAGTCGTTGAGTTTATGAACGAGACTGGTGGAACTCTAGATGACTATGTTAGATTAAACGCAGATTATAGCAACGTAGATGGTGATTCACTACTACGTGAGTATTATAAACAAACTAAGTCACACTTATCTAATGAAGAAATAGACTTCTTAATTGAAGACAAATTTTCTTTTGACGAAGAGTTTGATGAAGAAAGAGATGTACGCCGAAAAAAACTAGCTCACAAAGAAGCTGTTTCAGAGGCTCAAGGGTTTCTTAATTCGCTTAAAGACAAATATTACGATGAAGTCAAGTTGGGTTCAAAGTTAAGTCCAGAGCAAAAAGAAGCAGTTGAGTTTTACAACCAGCATCAAGAGCAAGTTAAAAGCGGTAAAGAACTATCATCTCGCCAAAAGGAACATTTTGACAACGTAACGAATAATCTTTTTAACGAACAATTCAAAGGTTTTGAATTTGAAGTAGGAGAAAAGAAGTATCGATACAACGTTAAAGATGTTGATAGCGTTAAGCAAACACAAAGTGATTTATTAAATGTATTCAGTGAGTACATTAAAGATAACGTATTAGCAGACGCTAAAGGTTATCATAAAGCCCTTTTTGCTGCTAGCAATCCCGATGGTTTAGCCAATCATTTTTATGAGCAAGGTAAAGCAGATGCAGTGCGACAAATGACGTCAGAGGCCAAAAACATTAATGTTAATGGTAGAAAATCTGATCCAGGAGTTATAAATGCAAATGGTACCAAGGTCAGAGTAATGGATGGTGATAACAGTTCTAAATTGAAAATAAAACTTAAAAATTACTAAAACATATAAAAAATGGCACAAAGTATAGTCGAATTTACTACCCCAGCAACGGGGTTTGTAGATCCCGCACATTCGAAAGTTACTTTATCAAGTAACTATATTAATTTTGCTGATTCAAGTTTTGATACTTGGGGTCAGCAGTATCTTCCTGAGCTTTACGAACAAGAAGTTGAGCGATACGGAAACAGATCAATTTCATCTTTCTTACGACTAGTAGGAGCTGAAATGCCTATGTCAGGCGATCAGATTATCTGGTCTGAGCAAGGCCGTCTTCACTTAGCTTATGGATTAGCTGGAACAGCAAGTTCATCAGCAATCGTTGCCGATGCATCTGCCAACACTCTTAGCGGTTTAGGGGCTCACGCTCTTAGAGTAGGTCAAACGGTTGTTGCAAAGCTAATGACTGGTGGTGAAGTAATCAAAGCTTATGTTAGCGCTGTTGCTAATGACACGGCTACTATCCTTCCTTATGGAGGAGCTGCGTTGAGCAACATGGGCGCAGTTGACACCGAGCCAATTCAATTGTTTGTTTACGGTTCTGAATTTGCAAAAGGATCAGCTGGAATGTCTGGCTCTGTTAAGCCTGAATTCAAGAGCTTTAGCAATAAGCCTATTATTATCAAGGACAAGTTTGAAGTATCAGGATCTGATGCCGCTCAAATTGGTTGGGTTGAAGTTTCAGGAGAAGCTGGCCAAGCTGGTTACTTATGGTATATGAAGGCTGAAGGTGATACCCGAACTCGTTTCGAAGATTATCTTGAAATGGCTATGGTTGAAGGCGAGCTTGTACACGCAGATTCTACTATTGCTTTACCAACTGATGGTGGCGCAGGTACTGCAGGTACTGAAGGTTTATTTGCTGCTATCTCTGATAGAGGTATTGTATCTGAAGGATTTGGTGCTGCTAACATAGTTACAACAACTGCTGCTGATTTTCAAGCCTCTATGGATAACATGTGTATTGAGCTGGACAAGCAAGGCGCTATTGAAGAAAACATGCTTTTCTTGAATCGTTCTGCTGCCTTAGGTATTGATACTGGGTTAGCCCTCATGAACGGTGGATACTCTACTGGAACATCTTATGGTGTGTTTGAGAACAGTGAAGATATGGCTCTTAACCTTGGTTTCTCTGGTTTCCGAAGAGGTTCTTATGATTTTTATAAGACTGACTGGAAATATTTGAATGATCAAGCTACTCGTGCTGCTGTTGGTGGTATTGAGGGAGTTTTAGTTCCTGCTGGAACATCTTCAGTGTATGATCAAATGATGGGTAAGAACATCCGTCGTCCATTCCTTCACGTTCGTTACAGAGCTTCTGAAACTGATAACCGACGCATGAAGTCTTGGGTTACTGGATCTGTTGGAGCTTCTAATAGCGATCTTGATGCTATGGAGATTCACTACTTGTCAGAGAGATGTCTCGTAACACAAGCTGCTAATAACTTCATATTGTTTAACGCAACAGATGCTTAATAGCAATTAATTAAAACTTGGGGTCATAATTGTGTGGCCTCAAGTTTTTACTTTTTTTATTTATTAAATTATATTATGTCAACAAGTTTAGAAAAGAACTGGGAAATTAAAGATAGATTATACCAGTTAAAAGGAAATAAGTCACCAATAGTTTATATGCTCAAAACAAGAGGTATTTACTATTTCGATGAAGAAAAAGGATACGAAAGAGAATTAAAGTACACTAGAAACCAAAGAACATTATTTGTAGATGAATTTAAAGGTGATGGTGTTTTAGAGCACGTTGCTTTTAGAGAAGGTGTTTTAGCTGTGCCAAAAGAAAAGGTTACACTTCAAAAGTTTCTTTCTTTATATCACCCTTCTAAGGATAAGTATTATGAAGAACAAGATAACGTAAAAGAAGCTGAAGATGATCTTGATTATTTAGAAATAGAATTAGATGCTTTAAATACCGCTAAATCTATGGATATTGACAAGGCTGAAGCTATACTACGTGTAGAAATAGGCTCTAAGGTCAATAAGATGACTTCTAAGGAGGTTAAGCGAGATGTTATGATTATGGCAAGGAATAATCCAAGTATGTTCTTAGAACTAGCCTCTGATGATAATGTAGAAGTTAGGAATATAGGTATAAAAGCTCAAGAACAGGGGATTATAAAACTAGCCTCAGATCAAAGAACTTTTAAATGGGCAAGTAACGGTAGAAAATTAATGACAGTACCGTTCGATGAAAACCCATATTCTGCTTTAGCCGCTTGGTTTAAAACAGATGAAGGAATAGAAGTATTCCAAACTATTGAAAAAAGATTAAAAGAATAGCAATTAAAAACCCGTTAAGGTAGCCACATAAATAAATCGTGGCTACCATAACACAACAAATCGATTATGCCATTTAACAATAAAATAACACCTGAAAATAAAGCAAAAGCAGATAACAAAGGTTCAAAACAAAACGTTAGCAAAGCTAAATATTATAGTTTCCCAAGTAACGACTGGTGGAGCAACCTATGGACGCCAACAACTAATCCGGATCCTCGACCTGATTGGAAAATGAAGGATTTAGATGAACGAAATAGACCAAAGTCAACTAAAGCAACTAAAACAGCAAAATCAAATAATGAATTAGCGCGAGAAGCACACGCTGTGCAAAACAATCCTAATCGCGCGTCAGAGTTTGTTACAGGAAAGCTAAAGCCAAAGCCAAAGTCTAAGCCAAAGTCTAGACTACGTACTAGCTCTGAAATAGCAGCAGGTGTAAAAAGCACTCCGTCAAAAATGCAAATAGCTGGCTTACCAAGATCTGGAAACACTATGTTGATGGGTTCTAAAGAAGTAGAAACACCTAGCACATTTAATACCAGTGCGGCTAGTAATATTGCCAAAGCCCCTAACTTTGCTAAAATGGCTGAAGATGGTGCTAGTGTTAAAGAAATGAGATCAACTTTAAAGGATTACAGAAAGACCGTTAAAGGGCAGGTGAAAGATCATAAAGCTGGTATTAAAAAACAAAACAAATCAACTAAATTTGAGAAAAAAAGCAGTAAGATTAATAACAGAGCAAATAAAGCAAAGCGATAATGGGAGTACCTATTGATCTTAAACAGAAAGAAGTGGGCAAAAGCACAAAGACTAGTACGCCTAGTAGTAGTAAGTCTTCCCGCGGTGAAGACATTAAACTAATGGATACGGCCAGTTTTGAAACAGCCTCGGATTTATTAAGTAAGCAATCTGCAGAAAATGTTATGAAGGTTGAAGAACTGCCGCACCGCAACGCTGATGCTAACTACATTAAAGATGTTTCTCAAGGCCCGCCTAGACAAAGCAACGAATCTAAAGCCCAAGATAAAATAGCAAAAATGTTTGAGGATCAGTATATATCAAAAAGCGGTGATAGTTTTTGGGATATGGGATACGCATGGGGAAAAGCCATTGGTAAAAAGCGTCAAGCGAAAGCGGAAAAAGCTGGTTTTGATAATATTGCTGATTACAAAGGTGCTATGAAAGAAGGAAGGCAAGTTGATAGAACTAACCGGAAACAAGAGCGTTTTGCTAAGAGGGGTTCAAGAATAGAAAAAAGAGGTAAAAAGCGAACATATTAAAATAAGTATAAAATGGCTATAAACATAAATACTGTTTACAAAACCGTTTTATCTATAATGAATAAGGAACAGCGAGGCTATCTTACTCCAGATGAGTTTAATAAGATAGCT